CGTTTGATAGTTACAAAGTCTCCTCTTTCATCTCCTTTGTTAGCTACTTTTAAACCAGACTTCTCAACAACCTCACGGTTGTCGTCAGTAACCTCTACTTGAATTGACCACACTGGATCGAACTTGGTGTTCGGTTCAGTGATGGAAGCATAGTGGCACTTACCAGTAATGTAAACAGGATCGTTCATGTTTTATTCTCCTTTTAAAATCCGCACCATTGCGGCACTGAGTGGGATAATTCCCATTATTGTTGTCTACTACTAACAACAAAAGTATTATAACATAGGTGTTATATTCTTGTCAAGCACTTTAATGTGTCTCTGCCCAATTATTTCCAACTTTATAATCAGAGTCAAGCTCACATCTAAACTTAAATACTTTCTGTGTATGATACATAGCATCTTTAGTAATCTGTGTAAAACGTTTAACATCAGGCTTGGCTACTTCAAACTGATACTCATCGTGTACTGAAGCTACAAGTCTAGCATCAAGACCAGTCTTACGTATCCTGTTGTCCATCTCTACGAGCCACTGCTTACACACAATGGCACCAGCACCCTGCAACAGTGTATTCAGTGCAGCATGTTCCGATCTAATGTGTAGTCTTCTACCATCAAGACCTGGAATACTGCCAGATTGTGCAGCCTCTTGTACATTAGAACGTAGCTTTTTGAGGGCTGGCATGTTCTTTAAAAATTTCCATATAAGCTTTTGTCCATCATGAGCAGAGCCACCAACAACTTTACCAATCTTGGCTGGACCTGCACCATAAAGAAAAGCATAGATAAAAGTCTTTGCTTGATCTCTAGTCTTCAGTCCTGCTGCTTGTTGGTTGGCAGTATGTACATCACCAGTAAGAACCTCTTGTGTAAAAGCAGCGTCATTCATGTAATGTGCAAGACATCTAAGCTCAAGACCAGAGGCATCAGTACCTACAAGCTTGTGTGTATCTGGATTAGATACTGTCCACAGGCTACGACACTCTTTACCGTAGGGACTATACACGGCTGGTACTTGTGCCATGTTAGGACTGTTATGTGCCATGCGTCCAGTAATTGTGCGTAGAGTAAGAACCCTGCCACGTACACGTAGGTCTTCATCACACTCCTGTATCCATGACTTGAGAAGACCAGTTCTTTTTTGAAGAAGAAAGTAACGACTAAACATCTGTGCCTCTGGCATGTTTATTTTAGATAAGATTTCCTCACTAACAATGACGTTACCTTTCTCTGTCAATCTTTGTGGTTTCCATCCACGATCCATCAGACGTTCAGCTATCTGTTTACGACTTGCTATATTGAATGGTATCTCTTTTGTTTTGGTCTTTAGTTCTATAATCGTAGGTTCAAACTCTTTCTCAGAATCGTTCTCTAGCTGGTGTTGTTCGTCTTCAAGCTGGGCTAGAAGTATCTGTGCTTCTTTAAGATCAAAGGCAAAGCCATTACGTTGCTGCTTATCTAAGATGATTCTAATGTTACGCTCTAGATTATAACAGGCATCAGAGAAACCTTTGCTTTCTTCTTCTAGTTTCTGTGCTACCTTATGAGTAAGGTCAACGTCTCGTTTACAATACTCTAACATCTCAGGTGTATAACACTCAAAGTTATGATAGTCTATCTTTGGAAATCCAAAGCGTTCTCCCCATGACTGTAGGGAGTGACCACCATCACGTACAGGATTGAATAGCTGTGACTCAATAAGAGTATCACGTATCTGTGCAGGTGCAATAGCAGAGCCTGTTAGCTTGTTAAGAATGGGAGCATCAAAGCTAATGCCATTGTGCATAATGAACTTTGATATACGCTTTGACCACTCACCAAACTCTTGACATTGATCACCAATCCACTGACGCATCTCTCCTGTTTGATAATGTTTAGCTACGATGCAGTGTATCATACTTGCATCTAAAGCATCAGTCTCAATGTCTACGATTGCTTCCATTAATCTATGTCCACTATATATCCATCTTTGGTTTCAAGGTGAAAAAACATCTCACCTTTCTGAATGTTACGATTAGATACTTCTTTAACTTCAGAGTTAAGAACAGTGTCGCCATCAAAGAACCATGCTTGCTGGCAGTCCTCTCTAAAGACAACGAATGTTAGTAGATCATTATAGTGATCTTTCTTCCATTTGTCAAGAAGTCTTTTCTTTCTGTAGGGTATACGTATATCTTTCCATGAGCTAGGCCAAGCACCTTTCCAAGAATACTTTATCTCTACCTCATAGAAGTGGCGAGGCAGATCAGGTGATATGCTACATGTAATATCAAAGTATGTATTCTCTTTCATTGTAATATCTGTTGAGTTTGTATTTTTTTCTAACCAGTTAAACATAACTTCCTTGGCTTTCTTATCAGCAACATCATAGAGAGCCTTGTCAAATTTCTTTTTAACTGTCATTACATTCTCCTATAGATCATCCATTTGAGAGTCTGTATATCTTCTGGTTTCTGTTAACTCGTACTCAATAATTTCTAAAGCGTCTTTAGGAAGATTATGTTCTTTCAAAAAGTTTGTTCTGCATCGTTTAGCGGCACTCTTTCTTTCCCAAATAAGTCCTTGCATATGTTTATGCTTATAAAATTTATCTAACTTAGGACTATATACTTTCCAAGCCTTACTCATTGTCATCCTCCATGAATGGGTTGTCTACCTGTGTCATGCGGCCAGTGTCACGGTCATAGTGTAGGTAACATGATACACCTGTCTCACCAGTGTATCTGTTCTTGAGTATACGTACTGTAGTAGTGTTAGCTTCAACGTCATCCTCTGCTTGTTGGTTACGCTCCAATCCAATGACTGCATCAGATAGGTGTGCGATAGATGCAGAGCCACGTAGGTGCGAGAGCGATACCTCACGGCCATCTTCATGTCCACGATCACCCCCAGGTCTACGTAGGTGGCTGACAAGCAGCAAGCCTATGTTAGTCTCCTCAACCAGTGATCGTAGCTTGGTCATCAGTATGTCGATAGACTTACGCTCGTCACCATTGTCCTCTTGACCTGATACAAGGATAGACAGGTGATCAAGGATAACCCACTTGCAGTCAAGTGCCTTTGCCATGTAGCGTACACGATCCAGTATCTCATCGTTCTCAATACTACCAAAGTGATCGAAGGCAAAGAACCTACCACTACCAAGCGTAGCATCCTGCCATACCTTGAGTTGCTCTGGTGTATACTGCTCACGTATCTCTTTGATGTACAGCCTAGCGTTAGCCTCAACGCTCATGATATTGAAGGCAGTGTTCTTTGTGCTTTCTTCAAGAGCAAGCACACCAATGTTAGCCTCTGTGTTCTTCATGATATGATGCATAAGCTCACGCATGATACTGGACTTACCCATACCTGCACCAGAGGTGAACGTCACAAGCTCACCAGTACGCATACCGTAGGTCTTCTCATTCATCTTAGGCCAAGGATAGTGACAAGTCTCGTTGATCTTCTCGTCGTACAGAGAGGAGCCAAGGTCAGCTAAGTTTATAATACCTGCTGGTGTGTAGGTGCGTGCGTTCCACCATGCCTGTACAAACTTCTCACGTTGTCCTGTCTTGAGATACTCGTTAGCATCTTTAAGATCAAGGCTCACGATCTTACACTTGTTAGGTTCAAACAACTGTGCGACCTGTTGCTCTGCTAGTTTGCCTTGCTCATCGTTGTCAAAGCATACAACCACGGTATCAAACTTATTGAGGTAGTCAAAGGATTGCTTACAGTTCTTGAGGGCAGATGCTGCACCGTTCTTGATAGACACAACAGGCCACTTAGAACCAAGCAATTCGTATGCACTCATGGCATCAAGCTCACCCTCACATACTGTGATGTACTTACCACCTTGGTTGAATACATTCTGTCCAAACAAGCCAGCCTTAGATAGTTGACCCTCTGACCAGAACTCTTTGTCGCTGGTGCGCCGATACTTACATGCAATCTGACCACCATCCTTGTCATAGTATTTATACTGATGCTCAGTAATCATGGTGCCAGATTTAGCTACCATGACATTATACTTTTTACATGTCTCTTGCGTAATTTTCCTGTCGTCAATCTGTGACAGTATGTAATTTGTATTAGACTTTCGATTGATTGGTACTACTTGTTCTGCTTGCACAGCTAGAAGTTTTGAAATGTCTTGGTTCGCTCCGACTGTTGTGTGACAACTAAAACAATGTGTATGACCGTCATCATAGAGAGTGTTGGCATCGCTTGAGCCACAGTTCTCACAGGCCATGTGCTTAACAAATTTACTGTTGGTTTCGTGCTGATACATATTCGTCCCTTCCTTGTGCTTAGATAGCACGTTGAATACGTTTGACAGATTTTAATACATGCTCAAAGTCTTTAAGATGTAGTATATTAGGGCCGTCACTTGGTGAATTATCTGGGTCTTCATGCACCTCCATAAAAAAGTTTTCAACTCCTACTGATGCGGCTGCACGTAGTAGGTAAGGGACATACTCTCTATTACCACCAGAAGATAGTCCCAATCCTCCTGGTTTTTGCACAGAGTGTGTGGCATCAAAGACAATAGGTACGCCATGTGTCTTTTGATATTGGTTTATCATATAGATTAATCCAGTAAAGTCAACCACTAAATTATTATATCCAAAACATGTACCACGCTCTGTGATTAGGACATTCTTCATACCTGTCTTAGATAGGATGCCTGTCACATCCCACGGTGCAAGGAACTGACCTTTCTTTATATTAACAGTGGCACCTGTACTCATAGCCTCTTTTATCAAGTCAGTTTGTCTGCACAGAAATGCAGGTATCTGTATGATGTCTGGTGCTTTGCCCCACTTGAAAACAGTTTTGATCTGTCTTATGTCATGGAAGTCTACGCATGTTTTAACATTTGCTTTCTCAGAGACATCTCTGATAGCGCCTGTCCCTAGTACAAAACCTAGGCCACGCTTACCAGTAGCATGGGAACGATTGGCCTTATCAAAAGATGCCTTGAAATAATAATCATATCCTAATGAATCACATATATTTTTACAGTGTTCAGCAATCTTAACACCTTGCTCAACACTTTCAATCTGACATGGCCCTGCTATTATTCTCATTTATCACGCTCCACAGTATACATATCTTGATCGCCCATGAGATGTTGGGTAAGCTCTTTTCTTTGATATATAAAATCTTCTGCTTCCTTCTTAGATTTAAGTGAGGCTATTACAACATCACCCATTTCTTTATGTAGGATTACATTCCATTTTTTAAATAGACTCATTACTTAGTACCTTCCATGATACAGGGAATAGTTTATTCATCTCACTTGATATAAGTTCTGCAATCTCTCTAGTTTCTTTTTGTGTATCCTTACTTACACGTAGGTTACATACCCTAGCAAATGCAGCTAATGTACCAGACCAGTACCACTCTGTATAGAGTGACTGAGGTAGTATGGTTCTTGCTTGCTCTGGACATACACCCTTGTCTAACATAAAATTATAAGTGTCAATACAATGTCGCACAGTCTCTCTATATACGTAGGATATGGTATCATTTTCTTTTATCACCTGATCAGATGACCCCTGCTTTTTATCACTGGCTACCTCTCGCCACTCGCTGGCTCTCCAGAACTCAGGCGAG